TGTCGACCACGCGCTTGCGTACGTTGTAGGTGTTGGTCTGCACCACGACCGGCACCAGCTGCGTGCCAAGTTGAATCCAGCACTCCGAAGCGTAGATCATCTCTTGCAGCCAGCTGAACTCCGCATCGGTGAGCCAGTCGCTGTTCAGCGTGTAGGTGTCGCGGTACGTCACCGACCACTGTTTGTCGTAGACGTCATCGCCGTAGACGCTGGCGTTGTAGCCGTAGGTCTTGCGGTCAACATCAACGCGCTGCCTGTTCATCCGTGTGAACGTGTAGCCGTCAACACCGCCGTACATGTTCCGGAAGAAAACACGTAGGTCGTTGTAACGCTGGCAGTTGTCGATGACGTAGGTGTATGCAGCGGTGCGGCTGAACGCGCTTGTATTCGTGCCTGCCGTGTTGAAAGTAACCAAGACCGCAATCTTGCCGCCATCCGTAGGGTAGTTGACGCTCCCTGCGTTGCCGTCGGAACACTGCGAAGACGTGAGGTTGTACACCCCATAAGGACCGGCGTTTATGATGTTGCTGATGGCCGAAACGCTGCCAGTCACCAGAAAGGCTGCACGCGGTGTGCCACCGTCGTAGCTGACGCGTAACGCTATGCCCGAAACGTTGGAAAGCACGCCGATGAAGTCGCTATCACCCGATCCAAGCGTTGAAGTCACTGGCCTGTTGCTGAACACCTTAATCGCTGGCGTATCACCCGACACCGTCGCCGCTATGTACGCACTCGGTGAATAGGCCGCGTAGTCCTGCTGGCGAAACGCCGCCTGCCACGCGATCAGCGACGCTGATGCTGTGCCGCCTGTCGCCACGGTCGGAGGTGAGCCAAACTCCTCGCGAAATGTCAGGTTCGTGTTGACAGCGTAGCCGCCATCCTGCCAGCCGCTCGTCAGCTGTGGGATCTTCGGCGCAATCAGCGTCTCAACGACCTTGCTAACTCCGAAGAAGCCGTTGTTCGTCGTCGGCAGTTTGTCGCACTTCAAGCGCGCGGAGGAAAGCGACCCCGACACGTCGCAGACGTAGCGGAAGTTGGCAGAAGCGGTGTTGTTGCTCGACACAACCACGACGTCGCTGTTGCCGACAGGAAGCAGCGAAGGAAGCGCGGATATTATAGTTATGCTCATACGTTGATTGAAATTGATATTTTCTTGCCGACGACCTCGGCGATGCTGCTGACGAGCTCATCCAACTTAGCGTCGCTTAGCACTGGGTTGAGGAATGGCCGCCCCTTGATGCCTCTGCGTTTTATTGACTTGGCGATGTTGTACGCCGCCGCGTCGATTTCGTCAGCAGGGATGCCGAGTGCTTTGTCGATTGCCCACTTGCGGATCGCTGCCACGTGCGAAGGACTTGGGTTGATACTCCGAAAGCTGAACGGCGCACCCCTGTTGACACGCACGCCATTGACGCCGTATTCGACGAACTTCCAGTACGATGCCATCTCCATCGCGACCTGCGCGACCTTCTGCTCAACAGGCAACTCCGCGAAGCCTACCGACTGCCGTAGGTTGAGCGTAGCCTTGGCGTCAACGCGCTCAATGCCTTCAACCGTCAGCTTGATTACATCCTGCATCCACCGAATTAGCGCCGCGTTCACGTCAGGAGATCGCGACAGGCTGAACTCCTTAGTCACGTCAGCGCCGATGCCCAGTACGTCGCCTTCTATCTCTGTGGTAAATTTCATGCAGGTAAATATCGCAGCGCGGAAATCTATGCACTACGGCATAGCCTTCATCAGCAACAGCGCGTTCATAAACTCTCTTGCCGGCATGTTGAATACCTGGTCCATGCGCAGCGGATCTTTGCCGGCCATACGGTAGACCACACCCACCCAGCCGTAGTTCGGCTTCTTTACGCCTTGGCCGTTGTCGTCGTCGTCCCCTGCTCCGTCAAAGACCTCCGCATAATCGTCAACAAAGGCTCTGAAAGCTGCAAAAAAAAAGCGGCATAACCCCAAACGTCACCCATGTTCATCTGCAACATCGCCTCTGCGCGTTGCTTGTGCCCCTTGCCGTCGTATGCCTTCGAACACCACTTCCACACCCTGCACTCCCTCGAAAGCGTCGCCAAGATCAGGTGCAAGTTGTCAATCACCCCCTGCTCGCTGCTCATGTCGTAGGAATATAACTCCACAAGCTGCCCTGCGCTGATTTCGTCAATGAACCACTCAAATTGATACCACTTTCCGGCGACCTGGGCGTGACGCTTGGCAGCCAGTGACGATAGCGATTTGCTGGCCGCGTTGATCTCACCATAGCGCTTGTTGACCTCAGCAATCGTCATCTTCTTGACCTGCTCGATCGGGATGCCGTCGAGAACGGCGATGACGCCGATCTTTTTGTCGCTCGTCGTGTAGATTGCGTTGGCCTCAATAGACACAATGCGCTGGAACTGGTCTACGGTGATTTTGTTCAATATACTCATGACAGCAGCTTTTGTATTTTTTCAAACGTCGCATCGCTTTGCGTCCACACACCCAGACCGTGTGAGTGTTCGAAGTTGTGTTTATACCCCTGCAACTCCGCAAAGAACTTGCCAACGTCGTGAGGGAAGCTGATCGTGTCGTGAAACAAGACGACACCATCAGGGTTCAGGAATGGCAGCCACGTCGTGTAGTCGTTCTTGACCGCATCGTAGGTGTGCAGGCCGTCTATGTGCAGGATGTCGATCTTTTTTTCCCAGCGCTTGGCCACGTCGTCAAAGTAGCCTTTGATGAAGTACAGGTTCTTCATCTTGAGCGTCACCCGGAAGTGTTCACGCAACCCCATGACGTGGTCATAGGTGCTACGCCTCCCTGCATGTTCGTCGCCCTCAAATGAGTCAATGCCGTACACCTTGCCGTGGCCAAGGACTGCGAAGCAGAACGTCGAGAAGCCGTAGTCAACACCAAGGTCGACGGTCACCTTTGGCTTAAGTGCGTCAGTCAGGTGAATAGCGAAGTTGCCGTGTCCCTCCCACGCCGTAGGCTTGGCGAGGATCATCTGATAAAAGTGCTTGATTGCGTGCATGGCTCAAATTTACTACATGATAACGTATCTGCCTCCAGCGTTGGCTGATAGCTTGTTGAGCGCGACGTAACGCACCGCGTCAATGGCGTGGTTGTACCGGTCAATCGGCACACCAAGGGATGCGCCAGTCTTATCCGTGTCCCACGTGTAGTTGCGTAGTTCCTTGATTAAGTTCGTCGATTCGCGCGTCACCAGTAGCGGCTGCCGCTTTAGGATGTCGATGCTGTTTCTGATGCTGTCTGCGCCCTTCGTTGCAGGGTGTATGTTGAAGCCAAGGCGATGCACCTCTTCAATGCTCTTGGGTTCTGCACTGTCCGCGATGATCGGCCACGACCTGCCGATGCCCAACTTCCGTAAATGTTCAGCGATGTCTTGATTGGTCAAGCCTGTGCTGTACATTAGCTCATGAACCAGTACTGCACTGCCACGCTTGTAAACGGCCACCACCGCCGTAGGGTCATTCGTGTATCCCCAGTCCAAGCCGATGGCGACCAGCTTGTCACCAGCGAAGTCGATGCCGTCGACCTGCTGCCAGTCGTCAAAGACCACGCCCTGCAATGATCCGACCTCACCCAAGCCGTAGACCTTCCACCAGTTCGCCCAGTACGTCGATGTCGCCGCCTTGACCTGCGCCGCTTCGATGTCGTCGCGGATCGTCGCTGGCAGTGCCTCGTTGTCGCGGTATGTCAGCACCAGCAACTCACTGTCTTGCTCGGCTAAGACCTCCGTGTGCGCCCAGAACTCCGACACCGGGTTGAAGTCGATGTAGATGGCTTCGCTTGTTCTGATAGCCAGCTGATGGTACGCCTCAAACTCGATGTTGTTGGCTTCGTTTATGTATAGCACCTGTCGCCGTGCGCCGCGTAGCTTAGCCTCCTGGTCTGCGCTGAAGAATTCAATCGTGCTGCCGTTGGCGAAGGTGTAGGTTAGCAGCGTCTTGTTCCAACCTTCGTCACGCCAGCGGTTCGTCCACTGCATGACCTTGCCGAAGTCCTTCATCGCACCACGTCGCAGGTGCGGGATTGATTCAGATACGACGCTGATCTCGGTCTTGGCCTTGGCTGCTATGTGGATCAGCACTGCGAGGATCGCGTAGGTCTTGCCCGCGCTCGTTCCGCCTTGGATGACTTTCTTGCGAGCCGTCATCCGCCTGATGCGCTTTATCGCGGTGGTGTGATGAAATGCCATTTGTAACCGAGGTGGGGTTCGAACCCACGTTTACAACTTCTGTTTACGGTCGGGGTGCGCACTCCCTAATTGTCGTTTTACCACTTAAACTACTTCGGTTTTTTCTAATATCATTTTGTTGACGTCAACGAAATGGTTTTGTGGCCATGGCAGGATTTGAACCTGCAATAAACCCCGCCATTGGGGTGTGTGTGCCTTTCCACCACATAGCCTCGTAGTCAGGACAGGATTCGAACCTGTAATCAAGGCATCTCACCTATATGGGCTGGCGTTGCTACCACGCGTTTAACCAATTTCGCCACCTGACTGTGTTCTTGATTAGTATTTTACTTGTACTGGAGTTAACTCCTCTCCACCAAAATAGTCAGGAGCATAAATTTTGCCAATTTCAAGAGGTCTTTTGACGTACTCTTGCAGGTCGGCAATTGCCTCTTCAGTACTTTCAAAGGCAAAAGACTTGCATCCAACTCTAACCACGCATCCGCGGTCAAAAAAGTTAATCTCAACGGAGTGGGATTTTAAAAATGAAATTTGTTCTCGTGTCATTTGTTTTGGTTTGGTTTAGGTTACAAATATAACTACTTTTCAGCAATTTCACCCTTAATCTTCTCGATGTAAACCACCGCATCCATCAACTCCTCCTGCAAGTGTTGCAGCCACTGCATCAGCGTCAGGTCATCCCTCTCCATCGTTGTGCCGTACTTCTCCTTGCCCTTTTCTGCTCTTGTCCTAAGTTGGGCAACAACGGCCTCGGTGATTGCGTCAGTCATTGAATAGCGGCTGCTCGATTTTGACTTCGTTCTGCTGCTTATCGACTAAGCCAAGAACGCGGACGGCGATGCTGGCATTGTAGACACCTGCGCCGCTGCCCTCGATCATGTCGCGGTCACACGTCGCGCGTATGCGTGTGAGTATGTGGGAGAATTTCTTGTGGTGTTCGCTCTCCTGCCTCTCGTAATCGCGTAGGTCGTAGCATCGCCCCTGCTCCGCAAGATACCCCTCAAAGCCGCGAAAGGTCAACGGACGCTCCCTCTCCCTGTACGCACTTTGCCCCTCCTTGCCGACGAAGTCGTGCTGCAAGTATGGGCGCCTTTTTGTTTCCTCCTTGTACTCACAAAACGCATCCCACATTTCTTCAGGCGTTTCAAAAATCGGTGGTCTTCCTGCTTTCTTCATGCCTCCATGTTTGTAACGATGTCAATGATCTTTTCTATCACCGCAACCTTCGCGTGCATCGCGTTGGGTGCTGTGCTGTCTTCGAGCGAATCCAACACGTTTGATAGGTTTGTCAACAGGTGTCCACGATCCTGCCAGTCGAGTGCGCGCGCTTCCTGTTCGATTGTAATGTCGGGTTGGTGTGTCATATGTCAGTATCTTTTTTTTTTTCTACCCCGCTTGTTTTTTGGTAAATCTATATCGAACCACTTAGCTAAGCGAATAACGCTCGTAGCATGAAAAACAGAACCCGTGGCCGTTACAAAACCAGCATTATTCAAAGCATCCGCCATTTGTTCAAGGGTGCTTGTTGTATGTATTTGTAAATACAATCGCAAAAAACTTGATGCTCGAAGATATTTAGCACCTACTGAATTTGTTTTAGTTGAATCAAAAATAGCTTTCCGCCGTGATTCTCCTGATATCTTGCCTCCCTTGGATGCCACCTCCTTCCCCATGCTCACCGCTCCCGAGTTCGTTCCGTGCTTCGCGATGTAGGACGCTGCCCGATTTTTCATAATTTCAGAAAATGATTTTTTTCGCGTCATGTCAGTCTTCGTTTAGTTCACCTAATTCTCGTAGCTTGTTCCTGCTCCAGCCAAGCGCCGCCTTGCCGCCCCAAAGCAGGTAGCTGATGTATCCGCAGTCGCTGGTGCTGTCTGCGTTGTCGTAGTACGTCTCTGCGCGCGATAGGTAGCTATGCATTCGCTTGATTGTTTCCAAACTGATGCCTTCACCTGATGCTAATTGCCGCGCTCTGACCTTGCCAGTTTGGGTTGCACATTTGTTGCCATTGCGCTCGTTTAGTTCGATGCCGCGCTTGGCGTTGTTGCGCACCCCCTCGCCGTAGTCTGCGTAGGTATCAGCAAAGGCGCTGCGGTCTGCCTCCCACTGCCTCGCGCAAACAAGGTAGCGCTGCTGCTGGCTTGGGAACTCGCTGGCGATTTTGTCATC